ATGGATAAAACTGGTAACGGTTATGCCGTGATCCGTTTCCTGCCCGCTCCTGATGGTGAAGAACTTCCCTGGGCGAAGGTCTGGTCCCATGGTTTCCAAGGTCCTGGTGGTTGGTATATCGAAAACTCTCTGACTACTCTGGGTCAGAAAGATCCTGTGTCCGAACTGAACCGCACTCTTTGGAACAGTGGTCTTGATAGCGATAAGGAAATCGCTCGCAAGCAGAAGCGTAAACTGTCCTACTACTCCAACATCTATGTTGTGAGTGACCCTGCTAATCCTTCTAACGAGGGTAAGGTCTTCCTGTTCAAGTTTGGTAAGAAGATCTTTGATAAGATTCAGGCAGCGATGCAACCTGAGTTCCAAGATGAAACTCCCATCAATCCTTTTGATTTCTGGGAAGGTGCTAACTTCAAACTGAAGATCCGTAAGGTTGAAGGTTACTGGAACTATGACAAGTCTGAGTTTGCTTCTCCTTCACTGCTCGGTGACATGAGTGACTCCGAACTGGAAGCACTGTGGCGCAGCGAATACTCTCTGAATGAGTTCATGGATGCTAAGAACTTCAAGTCCTATGCTGAACTGGAGTCGCGTCTGAATGTTGTTCTGGGTCGTGGTGGCAAACAAAAGTTTGACCGTGAGACTGCTGAGGATGAGAATGATTTTGGTACGCCCGACATCGTGGCATCCAGTCGCCCTAACTTCGCTGCCCGTCGCACTGTAGAGAGTGCTCCTGAACCCGTGGCAGTTGCTGCTGCTCCTCGTCGTGCTCCTGTGGATGACGATGATACCCTCTCCTACTTCGCTCGCCTCGCTGAGGAAGACTGATGAAGATGGCGATTGTACTCCTTCTAGCATTCTTTGCTCTGATAGAGGGAGTACATCTCCATGCTCATTATAAGATGGACATGGATGTTGATTCTTATGTACACAAGTACCTAAGAAAAAATCGTGACACCTGTACCAAAATTGACTTTTAGTTCAAAAAAAGGCGAAAAAAAAATTCGGGCATATTTTTTGCCCGTAGGGTTTTTCAGACACTATTCAGTGAAACATTGTTAAAGATACTAGTCTTATTCAGTGTTTTTCTAACATCAGAACTTTGACCCAAATATTCATTATTTTGGTAATCTACTGATAATTTGAAAATACTTACAAATGACTGTAAGTACCCTGGTTTGAGAATCTGAATAAAACGCCTTTTTTCGTTTAATTCCTGTTCGTACTCATAATGACTCACTGAGTTTAATAATGTCAAACCATTTTCAATCTCTTCAACAAAAGGATTGTACGATTTGATATAACGGAGTTTATAGGAATCTGGGTTGTTTGGATTGTAATCAACAATCATTCTTCCAGGTTGAACAACTTCACCAATGTCATTTTTAACTTCTTTTGTTTCCCAGTGCCTGATAGCAAAGGCATTGGGATATTTTTTTGTCACAAGTTTTTCGAACTCAGCACTACTCAGTGGCCAATCATTCTTAGTGTCCTTGATTTGATTTGTGAGTAAAATGACCCAATCATAATTAGGATCATTGTAAACTGCTTCCGACACTTGATCTGGTCTTACACCTTCACTTAATTGCGATTCTATGAATAGATCAGTAGCATAAAGTGAATTATCTAAAGAAATTGTTTTAAAGATGTTCTTTGCTTTCACAAAATCTTGATTTGTGAATCTGTATTTTACTCTTTTTGGAGTATATTCTAAATTTGGTAATTTTGAGAAAAACATGATTGTTAACTTTTCTTTTCGATAGTAGGTGCTTTTGGTTGATAATTGTCTGTCAGACTTTCTTGGAAAAGGTTTGTAACTTCAGTTAAAGTTAATGTAATATTTACACCAATTGTTGTTGCTAAAGTTTTATCCTTTGCTTCGGCATAATTTGCTAACGTGGTGTAATTACCCGTGGGAGTAAAATCAAAATTAACTTGATCAATAGAAGCAGGCATTAATGAAGGTATAAAAGGATGTCGGTCTGCCCCTCTCATGTATTGTAGATATAAAAATGCTGGTTGTTTTATGAATCTAGCATTTCCACTAAAAAGTGCTCCAACTCCCGTGCCCGCTGCTGCCGCCGCGAATGCCCCCGCATCTACCAGTCCTCCAGCTAATGAATTAATTGCGGCAGTTGGATCAAAATTACTAGTATTACCAGTTTTACCAGCTACGAAAGCATCAAATAATTCCTTCGCCGTTTGACTAGTAGCGGTGCCGAGGGATTTCCCAAGGGCAATACCACCCATCGTGGTAAACATATTAGCAAGACCAACACTTGTTTGCCTTGCTCCAGTGCTTGGAAGTGATTGAAATCTTAATTCATCTATAATAGATTTGATCGCCTTAGCATCGTCTGCTGATTTTGTAAATAACGAAAACTGAAAATTAAATTTTCTGAAATCGGGACCTTCATATACTAATTCTAATTGTGGGTTGAAAACAACACCACCAGCAGCAGAAAGAATTCCATTTTCTGATAATTGACTGGCACCTAATTTATTCATAAGTTCTAAAGTGCTTTTTAAAGCCTGGTTTTCACCAGCTCTTTGTAAAGCAGCTCCGAGAGCGCCACCATTAATTCCAGATTGTGTTCCTTGTCTATTACTAAAAGCATTTAACATTCCCATCTCACCGAGACCAGAATTAGCAAAATTTTGTGTAAGACCCTCAGTAATTTTCTGGGGCATATTTAACACAATTGTATTTCCTTCTTCATTATATTTTACAGTATTTACTGAATAATCTCTTCTCAAAAACTGTATTTTAATATAATCTGTTTCTGGACTAGTACTAGTTGGAAATTCTGATGGGTATCTAATTGTCGCCATTAGTTTTCGATAAATTTATGGATGGGTAAAGATGCTATAAACTCCCAATCTTCCTCTTTCACTTCAAAGAATAAATTATCTGCTTGTTTGAAGATATAACGGTGGATTGTTTTTTCAATAATCCGTGCTTTTTTATTTAGGAGGGCAAGGGCATAAGGACTCTTCTCCTTGTCTCTCAAATAATGGATGTTAGATCCCAAAAAATCATTCTTACCCAGATCAAGAGCATAAACTAAAGGATAAGTGTCATACCTATCCATCTGTTTCTTGAACTTTGGATCATATTCATAAAAATAGAGTTTTTCTGGTTCTACTTGATCTGTCATGTTATCATACAGATATTCGAACACTGTTCTACGATACCATTCTCTACTTTTTGCTTGCCCGCCAGATTCCTTAAGGATGTGTTTTTCTAAACCACCCTTGGTTTTTACATTTTGCCCGAAACCCTTAGACATTTAAGTGCTCCTCTGTGAGTATCAAAAATTCTAGTCTACGATCAGCACACCATTCTCTCGCTGCTTCCCATTTTGCCTGGTTTACAACATATGTTGTCACTTCGTTGATATATCTCGGTGTTTTTCTTTTAGGTTGTTTTGGTTCAATAGTTTGCTTCTTGGGCTTGATTTCTATCAGGTATTTTTTGATCACATTATTTTTAGTTTTTACTTTAATATAAAAATCTACAAAATAACGATGGACTCTACCATCCAGAGGAGAGCGGTAAGGAACTACAATTTCTTCGCTGCCCCACTCAAGAATATGATCATGAGTATCACACCATTTCATGAATTTAAGTTCCCACAATGATCTATAGAAAACCATTCGTGGATCACCTTTATACTTCTTAGGATTAAGTGGTTGGTACTTCCCCGAGTATGCCATAAATATAAAAAGAACAAGTATTTCTATTTAGAGTTAATGGCTTCCATTACCAAACTGAGAAGTTTATTTGAGCAAGACAAAGGTGCCTCATATTCCAATGAATATGAAGTGACTATGAATTTTGATGGTAGTAAAAATGAAAAATTACTGAGTAATTTTAAAATTTATGGTTTTGAGTCTTTTGGGGATGGCAGTACTTTTAGTAATATGATGTTTCTCTGTGATGAGGCATCACTACCAGGAACTTTTGCTGCCACGCAAGAAATTGACGGTCTTTTTACTGGAAGACTGATTCAGTATCCTCATGGCAAGTTATATAATGATCTTAGATTAAGTTTTATTCAAACAAATGAAATGAATCCTCAAAAATTCTTTGAGGCATGGTTTGGTACTATTTTTCCAGAAAGGGAACTTAATACTGATAATGAAGTTGTTATTAATGATGTCAACAAAAAATTGACTAGATCTAATGTAACAACTCTTAGATATTATGATGAAATTGTTTGCCCTACAATGACTGTAACTAAGTCCTTTAAGAGCAGATCATCATATAAAGGTGGACAGTCATGTAAATATGATATTGTCAATGCCTATCCATATACTATTGAAAGTGTGCCTTTAGCATATGGCGCAAGCACACTAAATAAGTTGAAAGTATCATTTAGATACGAAAAGCATGTTGCTACATTTTATTAACTAGAGGTTTCTTGAACTATGTCATTGCCCCAGATTAATACTCCTGTACATGAGTTGACAATCCCTTCCAGCGGAAAGAAAATTAAATACAGACCATTTGTAGTCCGAGAAGAAAAGATTCTTCTACTAGCATTGGAGTCTGAAGATCAGAGAGAAATTACAGATGCTATTGTACAGATTATCGGCAACTGTATTCAAACTAAGATTGATTTAGATTCGCTTTCTACATTTGATGTAGAATATATCTTCCTTAATGTTCGTGCCAAATCAGTTGGCGAAGTTCTTGAGTTTGCTGTCACATGTCCTGATGACGGTGAGACTCAAGTTGAAGTCGAGATTAGTATTGATGACATCAAGGTTCATAAAGAAAAAGAACACAGTGATGTAATTGATCTTGAAAACGGATACTTTATTAAGATGAAGTATCCAACAATGAAGTACATTATGGAGAAAAAACCAAATGATGAACAGAGTCTAGTTGATAGTACATTTGAATATGCTGTTGAGTGTATTGAAACCATCTATAATGGTGAAGAAACATGGGAGGCAGCAGACTCCACCAAAAAAGAAATTGGTGAATTTGTTGAGAATCTAAATTCAAAGCAATATCAAAAGATTCAAGGTTTCTTTGCTACTATGCCTAAACTTAAGCATACTTTTAAAGTAAAGAATCCTAAGACAAAGGTTGAGAGTGATGTAACCCTGGAGGGTCTGGCAAATTTTTTCGCCTAGCGGTTTTCCAGAACAATCTGGAGAACTACTATCGATTAAATTTCAATTTGATGCAGCATCATAAATATAGCTTGACAGAGATTGAAAATATGATGCCCTGGGAACGGGATGTGTATGTGAGTCTTCTTGTAGAATTTATTGAAAAAGAAAACGCCCGTAGAGCACAGCAACAATAATGCCACCTGGAAATAACTCGAATCAGAATAACCAACAAGGTAGTGGACAGCAACCTCAGCAGCAGAGTTCTCAGCAGCAGAGTAATCCATTTCCTCATATTGCTCTGCCTGGGTTAAGTGCTGACCCTAATCCTAAGGTTGTAGTTAAGAGTATAAATCCTCCAATTACACCAGATCAGGTTGTAAGTATGGCAGAGGCACCCTCTGCTGTACAATTACCAGAAATTAAATTACAGAATATCAA